GGTAGGCCAGGAGGAGGCCTACTTCGTTGAGGCGCAGCGCGCCAATCGAAGCAAATATATCTCCTACTTAGCAGCCTATCTGCAGATACTGACCGCATCAATGTTTGATTACTATAGTGCGGCGGTTCAGAGGGCTAACTTCTTTGTTAAGAAAGAAGTCATGGCGCCGGGGAAGATGCCGCGCGCCATTATCGACGTGCCTAAACATGAGGTGCTAAGCCTCAGGCCGTACGATAACCTTGTTGAGGAGTTCACTCGCTTGCACGCCAGCGTTAAAGGCGTGCCTGCGACGGCTAGGGCGGACTGCTTACAACGCGCCATGAGCGCGCTTGGGCCCGACCTTTATGCCGTCGCCATTGACGACACTGCGCGTGATTCAAACGTCAATCTTGAGAACAAGCGGGGCTACGTGGGCCTCCTTGGGTTACTTTGTTTGTGGGTCAACACCGCAATCGTTGCTATATACACCCGTACCCGGGTCACGTACACGGCCACTGGCGTCCGTCTCACCGGCCGCCTCATCAACCTGGCCTCAGGAGCGTCTTATACTTCGTCGCTCAATTGGTACGTTTCAATGCTCATGATGTGGTATATATGCACTGAGGCGGGCATCCCCCGCACTGACCGAGTACTTATCGCGGAGGGCGACGATTCGCTCATCGTGGTAAGGAACACCCCTGAGTACCGTATGTCCCTGGCGGCCGTTGATCTTGATCAGATAGGCCGGAAACTGGGCAAACTGTTGAAACTGGAAGGAGTTGCCGAACTGAGCGCCGGATGTGTCCCTTTCGTCGGGGGCTATATCGGCGTTGTCGGCGGCGAGCCCGTCTTCACCCCCTCGTATAAGAGGGGTTGGTTGAAGGCCGGCATCGTCGCCCAGTTTGGCACGGACAATTGGCCGTACCGTAAGATCTACGGACTGTGCAGGGCGAAAGCCCAGTCGGTCGTAGACAAGTACGACCGCGTACCGGTCTACTGGGCGTATGCCAATGTACTGGCCGACATATATGGCCTCCGAGCCCGCGCCGCCGAGCCTTGCCCCAAAGCGAGGGAGCTCTACGCGCGCGCCGGAGTGTCCTACGACCGGCAGTACTACCTCGAATCAGCTATCGAGGGCGGGTACGCCACGCCCCGCGACTTCTAAGACCTCGAATTCGGGGTCTACTTGCCGGCTCTATACGAACCGGAGAGAGTTCTGTCGGTGAAACGCAATCCGACATGGTGCAGGTGATGAAGCGCAAGCTCCGCCTCGCGCCCAAGCGGCCGAAGTCTTCTTCGGCCAACCAGGCCCGCAAGGCAGTCGTGCAGTCCCGCCGCGCCACGCCCCGGTTTTCGTCCCTTGACGAGGCCGGGCGCGCGTATGCGCGTCTCCGAACGACCCCTGTGCGGCCCCCCTGGCGCCGCCCATCTACATGGGCACTGGTGCTGGCTACCTGACCCGCGTGGTCAGTGAGTGGTCGTTTCCCAACGACTCTGGTTACGCAGCCTTGATCCCTGGCTGCTGGGGCACCGGCCCCACCACTTCGTCGTTCGTGTACGGCTTTGCTGTCAACTCCAGTACCGCCATGCCCGGTACCTACGGGGCCGGGCCCGGCAGCGCCTTCCTCTCCGGCGTCGCCGCTGAGGCGCGGCCCGTCGCCGCTTGCTTGCAACTGATGTACACCGGCACCGAGCTCAACCGGGCCGGCGTTGTCAACCGCTCGCAGATGAACGGCAACGAGGCGATTTTGTATTCGGGCACGACTGCCGACTCTATCGCCGTTAGCTGCCCCAATGAGGTCCGCATGCCGGACGGCTCGCCCATTGAAGTGAAATGGGCACCCGGTGTCCTTGACGGCGATTTCGCCTATGCAGGCACCACACAGACCACCGGACAGCGCGGCGCCATCGCGCTGGTCTGGCGCGGTCTTGGCTCCGGTACCATTAAAGTCCGGGCCACCATCGTCTACGAGTGGCGTCCCACGCCGGTTGAGGGCCTTGTTGCCCCCTCGGCTTCGGGATCGAAGTCACGCAATACCATGGACGAGATTGTCGGGGTCTTATCGGCCGCCGCTCCCAACTGGGCTTACGAAGCTGCACGATATGCTGCACCAGCTATCGCCAACTTTGCACTCCCGGGTTCGGGCGCCATAGTCTCCCGACTTTTCAGCTGATAAGTGACTGGTTACTGTTGAAACATGCGCGTGTTTGCAGTTCCGCTTTCACAACCTTGCGCCTAGGTTCAGGCGCCGCTCCCCGCGTTATGGGCACTCCTCGTGTAAGAGGCTTAGCTACCCGTTGGTGCAGACTGGCCATCTATATTGGTTATAGTGACACCTTGGTCTTAGAACCAGATCGTCGCAAGTGG